CTCGTTCTTCTGTCATGCTAACTCCTTTTAATTTTGTCATTAGGGAATACCACCAAGTCAGGGTGGTTGTCAATACCTTTTTCTTTTAGCCAATCTTCTGGGACAATCCTATCTGCATACAGGAATTTATTCTTTTCACACCATGTAGCATATGTACTCTTGGCACCCTTACTTAGCTTACGCTTGCTGCTTTCAAACACAAAGCGTATGTCTAGGTTAGGGTGTTGCTTTTTAATAGCAACATGTTTACGTCTGTCTCTAGCTGTAAACAATCCCTTTACTTCTATGATTAATCCGTTAGGCAGTACGAAGTCAGGGGTATAGGTGCGGTACATCAAGTCTTCCCATTCAATTTTAATGGCTTCATACTTGAACTTTACTTTGTGTTCTTTCAAGTAATCTTTGACTTTGATTTCTAGTCCACTCCTATACCCATGCTTCATTGCAGCACGGAACTGCTTGCCATTCATTAGATTACCCAGCCGCCTCGCATGGTACGAATGCCAAGGCTCTTTAGCTCTTCCATGATTGCTCCGTCTGCTGCCTTACGTGCTTCCATAGCGGTACGTAAACCTGCATAACGTTTCTCATGTAGCTCACGCTTACGCTCCCTTAGTTCTTCTTCCATTGCAGTAATCTCTTCCTGCATTTGTTTTACTTCGTCATCACCTAGCATAATTTACTCCTCTATATATGCCACAATCTTTGGGTCTTTTGCTTTTGACATACGTGCTGGTTCCTCTACCATAGTGGGCCAACACGCATGTCTATAATCACAGAATCTACAGCCATCGTTTAGTACCATATTTCCTGTTGGCTTACCCCGAAAGTGCTCAGGCACTGGGGAGAAGCAACGTTTGAATACGTTCTTGTTAACTGTCTCAACCGTATCTTTGATCTTGTCCAGTTCATTATCCATGTCAAGGTTATCAGCTGGTACGTACTTAAACTCACCATTGGCTTTGTTTACTACCCACCAACCACCAGCACGTTTGCCAGATGCTTTAGCATAACCTGCAAGCTGTCCTACGTAACCAAAACTATCACCCTTTGCAAGCGTGTCAAAGGATTCAAACTTGTTACGGTAAGACCAGTCAGAGGCCGACTTCACATCATCAACAGCACCGTCAACAATGAGATCATAACTGCCGTGGACTTTAGTTCCACCACTGTCACCTACATCTAATGTAACATGGTCTGTGTCTTCAAACTTTACTCCTGCTTCTGTTAGTAGTCCTTTGAATACAGCCTCTACTATATCACCTAGCATCATATTCATGATGAAGGTTGTCGGCTTGGGTAGTGCAGTCTCAGGTCTGTTCTTTTCAAACCACAGCTGGCAAGTAGGACGCCCAACATTGGACATCCTTATTCTAAACTCACCACGAGACTTGCCACTACCAAACTGACGTTTCAATGCATCAGCAATTTCGGTAGCCACCTGCTGGATTGTTTCATCCCGCATGGTGGACTTACCGTTAACTGCGTCCGTCATATACTGGTGTAATGCCAGTTCGCCGGGATGGTTCATTACACGAAGTCCTCTTCGTCAATGTCCACAAATGCTTCAACAGTATCTGTATCTGTGTCATCATTCTTGTAGGCGTTTTCATCCCAAGCACCCTTGATGTAGTCGTTGTAGTTAGTAACCCACGCAAGGAAGTTTGCAAACGTCTCCTGTTCTGGGTCTGTTACATCAAGTGTCTCTTGTAGGTCAAGAGCTAAGGTAGGAAGGTAGAATACACTACCGTTTGGAAGAGCACGTTCTTCTGTCGCAGCTTTCATGTTGTGCTGTACAGGAAGTCGGCGCATCTTACTTAGCTTAGTAAAGATAGTACCCGCAGTTTTAAATGCGTCACGGTTCTCAATCTCCCAGATGAATGCTTGAGGTTCCAAGTCCACAGGATTACCTTGTGCATCTGTTACATCGTGCATCTCTACAGTACCAAACATAACACGAACCCGTTTGATTTGACGGATCAGGTCTTGCGTTTTCTCTGGCAATGCTTTGAAGTCTTCAATCCATCCCGCAGGTTTACCACAGTTGAAGCCACCGTCATTGTCTTTGAGGTCACTGTTTAGATCGTTAGCCATAAGTGTCTTGACATAACGATTAGGTGTCGTGTCACTACCCTTGATGAACCGCTTGTACATAAAGCGTTGTAGGTACGGGCGGATAGTAGCTGTCGGTGCATAGTAGGTAGGCCCATCTGGAATTTCCAGTTTGTATGTACCACCTGCTACAACTTCCATCTTTACTTTCTTACCGTTGATTGTGTCTTCACCCATGATAGCTGAGTGATTGATACGCAAACGTGCAAGTGTGCTTGCTTGTGATTTCTGTTTACCAGAATCCACAGACATGCCCATTGCCTCTGCCATTGCTGCGTAGTTACCTGTATTGATTGTTGCGATCTGTGTCATAAACATTCTCCTTTTGTTTTAGCGAACCCTAGTTATATCATGCTACATCATTTGTGTCAAGCCAGTTTGGACCAATCTTTGCCTCAAGAAGTAGTGGTACATTGAAGTCCAACCCCCACTTCTTGTTGACGATTGTTAGTAGCTTGTCATTGGCTGCACTTATGATACGTAATACTTTTTCCTCTTCTTCTGGATGCACATCAATCACGATTGAATCGTGTACTGTATTGACTATGCATGATTGCATTTGATTTGCCTCTAATAACTTGTCAATGTATATCAGAGATATAGGTA